ATTTTATTTCCAAAAGGAATTTATTGTAAAACTAAAACTAATGTTGCTGCTTATACATTATTGACAGATAAATATTCTGGACCAAGTTTAACAGCGTAGGAGGCTAAATGGCTAACACTACTTCTGGTACATATGTCTTTGATAAAAATTTTTCTATTGATGATATCATAGAAGAAGCTTATGAAAGATTAGGGATCCAATCTGTATTTGGTAATCAAATCAAAACGGCTAGAAGATCTCTAAACATAATGTTCCAAGAATGGGGAAATAGAGGACTTCATTATTGGGAAGTTGGTAATTCATCATTTACATTAGTTAGTGGTCAAGCAACTTACACTATTTATAGATCAACTTCTGATGGTACTTCTGATACAACCGCAATCTATGGTGTATCAGATATATTAGAAGCTGTTTATAGAAACTCATCAAGCATTGATACTTCAATTACAAAAATAGATAGATCAACTTATCAAGCAATTCCAAATAAAACTTCAGAGGGAGTTCCTTCACAATATTTTGTTCAAAGGTTCGTGGACAAAGTTACGATGACTTTGTATCAAACACCAGGATCAACAGAAGCTGGTAACTTTGTTAATTACTATTACATTAAAAGAATTCAAGACGTTGGTGCTTACACAAATGCAGGGGACCTTCCTTTTAGATTTGTACCTTGTATGGTTTCAGGATTAGCTTTTTACTTATCACAAAAATTTGCTCCACAAAGAACGCAAGAATTAAAATTATTCTATGAAGATGAACTTGCAAGAGCACTATCAGAGGATGGATCGCCTTCAAGTTCAATTATAACTCCAAAGGCTTACTATCCAAATGTCTAAATTCGCAAGAGGAAAACACGCACAATTTATTTCTGACAGATCAGGTCAAGCATTTCCATACAAAGAAATGGTTACTGAATGGAATGGTTTAAAAGTTCATTTTTCTGAATACGAACCTAAACATCCACAATTAACTCCACCACCTCCAGGATCAGATCCACAAGGATTACAACAAGCGAGACCAGATAGAACTGAACCAGCGGTTACTGTTTTATTACCAGACAATCCATTTACGACTTATGCAGCTGGATCATCAATTATAAATATTTTTGCACCTGGTCATGGTTTAACAAATGGTCATACATATAGATTTAGAGGAGCAACAACTGCAACTGCTGCTTATAATGATCCTCAAAGTTTTGATGGAATTTCAGGATCAAATATTGCTAAAGCTGCAGGATATGCTATTACTACAGGACTGTATAAAGATGGAGCTAGAGTAAGTTCTGATTATGCTGTAGAAAATTATTTTTATTTTACGGTAGACACAGATACAGCTACATTAGGAAATATATCAGGAGGAGGAAGTGGTTGTTCAGTTGGACCAATCACAATTCAAAGTTAATTATGGCATATACATATTCAGATTTAAAAACAGACATTAGAAATTATACGGAAGTAGATAGTTCCGTTTTGTCTGATTCGGTTTTAACTTCAATAGTTAAAAAAGCAGAAAATAGAATTTATAGAGAAGTTGACGCAGACGATGAAAGAAAGTATGCAACTTCTAACTTACAAGCAGGAAATAGATACGTAACTATTCCTTCAGATTTAAGAAATATTAGATACGTTCAGTTAACAAATTCTTCTGGTGAACAAGTTTATTTAGATAAAAAAGACGTGTCTTTTATAGCTGAATATTATAACACTCCAGGTACAGGTTCTGGATTTCCAAAATATTATGCGAATTGGGACGAAAATTACTGGGTTGTGGCCCCTACTCCTGATTCAGGATATGCTATAACAATGGCATATGCCAAACAACCTGATTCAATTACTACGTCAGACTCAACAACTACTTACGTTAGTAATAAATATGAGGATTTACTTTTATATGGATCTCTGGTAGAAACATATGGGTATTTAAAAGGTCCTATGGATATGATGCAGTTCTATGAACAATCTTTCCAAAGGGCTTTACAATCGTACGGCCTTGAACAGCAAGGCTTGAGACGCCGAGACGAATATCAAGATGGTGTTATTCGTATTCCTATGCCTGCAAAACCACCATCAGTTTAATAATAGGAGATAAAAATAAATGGCTAACATAGTACCTGACTCTTTTAAAACAGACCTACTTGGTGGCGTGTTTGATTTTGATTCTGGTGGATCAACTTTCAAATTAGCGCTTTATACATCACTAGCTAGTTTTAGTACTTCTACAACTGCATACACTGTTACAAACGAAGTTTCTTCGGTTGGAACAAACTATACAGCTGGTGGAAATACTTTGACTAATAATGGCGTAGCAATAGGAAGTAACATAGCTTATGTTGATTTTGCAGATTTGACTTTCTCATCTGTAACATTATCATCTGTAGGCGCTCTGATTTATAAAGACACGACTAATGAAGCAGTATTAGTTTTAGATTTCGGCGGAACAAAGACAGCGACTAACGGAGATTTCGTTATTCAATTCCCAACTGCTGATTCATCTAATGCGATCATTAGACTTGGCGACGCATAATAGTATATAGGAGTAGAAATGGCTTTGGTAATTAACGATAGAGTTAAGGAGACAAGTACAACTACTGGAACTGGAACTTTTAATCTAGCTGGTGCCGAAACTGGTTATGAAAGTTTTGTATCAGGAGTTGGTACAACGAATACAACTTACTACGCAATAGAGCTTAATGCTGCTGGCGAGTGGGAAGTTGGTATTGGTACTGTTACGTCTGGATCTCCAGATACTTTATCAAGAGACACGATCATTTCTTCATCTAATTCTGATGCGGCTGTAACTTTTAGTTCAGGAACTAAAAACGTATTTTGTACGTTGCCAGCAAAGAAAACTATTTCTCCAGTCATGGATGCAACAACTTTCGTTGTAACTCACGCATCTATCATTACAGAAGATCAAACATTAGATTCAGGAGTTTTAGCAGGGCCAGTAAGTATTACTGGAACTCAAACAGTAACAGGGACATTGGTAATAATTTAAATGAGTAAAATAGAAGTAAATCAAATTTCATCACAATGCGGATCAACATTAACGATTGGTCAATCAGGTGATACAGTAACTTTAGCTTCTGGTGCAACTCAAACAGGTTTTGGTAGAACTGGAACTGTAGATTGGTGTACGACAGCTAAAACTGCTCCATTCACAGGAGTAAGCGGAAAAGGTTATTTCGTAAATACGACTTGTGGAGCTGTAACAGTTACACTTCCAGCAACTCCAACTGCAGGAGACATAATTTCAATTAAAGACTACGCAAGAACAGCTGGAACCAATAATATAAATTTTTGTAGAAATGGTTCTAAAATGGATGGTATTTGTGCTAGTACTGGAATTACTACAAGTGGTGATTCAACTACATTAATTTATGTTGATGGTACAAAAGGTTGGACTTCAATATTAGATAATACAACTAATCAATATGGAGCAACTTATATAACTGCAACAGGTGGAACTATTACAACTTGCGGTGATTACAAAATTCACACTTTTACATCAGATGGTTGTTTTTCAGTTTCAAGTGTTGGTAATCCAGCAGGTTCAGATTCAGTTTCATATTTAGTCGTTGCTGGTGGTGGTGGCGGTGCAGGTAGATATGGTGGCGGTGGAGGAGGTGGAGGCTTTAGAGAGGGTAAAGTTTCAACAGATCCATATACTGCAAGTCCATTAGATTCTACTGCAGGGTTACCAGTATCAGTTCAAACTTATCCAATAACAGTAGGAGCAGGTGGAACAAATGCACCATCTGCACCACCAGACGCAGAAGGCACTCCAGGTGCTAATTCAGTATTTTCTACAATAACATCTGCTGGAGGAGCTAGAGGTGGAGGGCAAAGTGGTATTGGTTGTAGAAATGGAGGATCAGGTGGGGGTGGTTCTTATGGTACAACAGGAATAGGTGTTGGTGGTACAGGTAATACACCTCCAGTTGCACCTCCTCAAGGCAATCCTGGAGGCACAGGAGCAGCAGCACCTATAAATGCTACGGCTGGCGGTGGTGGTGCTACAGAGGCAGGTCAAGCAGGACAGCCTTCTCCAGCGGCAAGTGGTAGAGGTGGAGCAGGTGCAACAACAAATATATCTGGCTCACCAATTTCAAAATCAGGTGGTGGAGGTGGAGCATCAAGCGCACCTGAAAGTATAACAGCAGGTGCAGCTAGTCCTTGTGGTAGTGGTACAGCAGGTGCATCAGGTCCAGGAAGTCCAGCATCTAACGCAGTCGCAAATAGTGGCGGTGGAGGAGGAGGTGGAAATTTTATAAGTCCACCTGACGCAACAACATCAGGTCAAGGAGGATCAGGAATCGTTATTATAAGATATAAGTATCAATAGGAATTAAATTATGAGTACAGTTAAAGTAAACACAGTAGATAAAAGAACAGGAAGCACACTAACATTAGGTGGCTGTGGAACAACAGTTACACTTGGTG